CCACGCCAGCTCGGTCGTGCGCGATGCCGACAGGGAGCCGGCGAAGGTGTGGACCCACGCGTCCGCCAGATCAGGCGAGCGCAGCCCGCGCTTCTTCATGTCGTCCTTGCTCTCGACCCGCAACTTGCCGTTGGGCCTGGGCTCGTATTTCGGTCCCGCCAGCTCGCCGATCAGCGCCTGATCCTCGGGGCACAGCCGGCAGTCGCGCGCCTCGAGCCACTCGCGGCAGCTCCACCACAGCTCGTCGCGCAGCCGCTCGAAGCGTTCTCTGCCCGACGGCATCTCGGCGACATTGACGGAAGCGATCGTCGTCGGGCCCAGCTCCTGGAACCGCCGCTCGCGCGCCAGCCGGTCGTAGACGCCGGCGCCGATGCCGATGACGTCGATGTTGATCCGGTCCGGTCGCAGCTGGCGCGGAGTGTCGAGCCACTCCTGCATGATCCAGCCGGCGAGCTGCTCGGTGTCGAGGCCGGAGCGGTGCTTGACCGGCTCCAGCTGCACGTTCCCCTGTCGCTTGGCGATCGCCGAGCGATCCGACCCATAGCGCGCGACGTCGATGCCCCATACCGGCGCGATGTCGATCGCCGCTATCTCCCGAGCCGCCGCCGCCTCCAGCAAGGGCAGCGGGATCACGCCGTCCCAGTCCTGCAGCGGAAACTCACCGAGGACGCGAACCCGATAGACGTTGCTATCCTCGCCGTAATAGTCGGCCTGCTCCTGAATCCAGGCGCGCGACACCCGCGGGCTGTCGATGCTCGAGATGTGATGCGTCTTGTAGAACTGGCGCTGCTTATGGAAAGCATCGAAGAAATCGCCCTCGCGCAGCACCGGGTTGCCGGCGATCAGCAGCTTGGCGCCCTCGGTCGTCAGCGCGCCGCGCAGCACGGTGAAGATCTCGTTGGCGACCGCCGAAGCCTCGTCGACCACCACCATCACGTGCCGCGCATGAAAGCCCGCGAGCCCCTGGGCCCGCTCCTTGCTCGCCGTCCGCAGCACCGCGAAGCTCTCCTCGGGCGCCCGGCGGTAGGCCAAGCTCTCGGCCGAGTAGACCCACTGCCCGCGCAGCACCTCGGGCATCCGCCCGAGCCAGAGCGACAGCTCGCTCCACAGCGTCTTCCGCAGCTGGTCGAAGTTGCTCCCCGTCACTGGGATCTTGGCCGGGAAGTGGGTGACCAGGAACCACAGGATGGCCCAGCTCAGGAGCGCGCTCTTGCCTGGGCCATGCCCGCTGCGGATCGCTATGCGGTCTCGCGTTGATAAGTCATAGAGGATGTTGCGCTGCCAATTGTCGGGCTCTGCCTTGAGCGCTTGCTTGACGAACAGCAGCGGCTGCGTGCGCCATTCGCTAATGCGCTCGCGGATGTGCCGATCCTCGATCGCCGCCAGCATCATGCCGCCCTGGCGTCGTTGGCCGGAGCATCCAGCTCCATCAGCAGCTTCGCCAGATCGAAGGGCTCCTGCCGCCCAGCGGCAGCGCTGTCGCGATACTCCGGCCGACGCCGCTTGATCTCCGCTAGTAGCAGCTGATCCGAATATTCCTGGACCGTACCGACCACCGCGCCCTTGTAGTAGATGGGCTTCGTCACCCCCTCGACCGCGCGGCGCCGCAGCTCCTCGACGAAGACGTCCGTTCCTTCCTCGTAGGCGTCGCGCAGCATCTCGGCGAAGTGCATGTCGAGACGGCGCCAGCTGCCGACCGTGCTGTACGTGATGCTGGCGAGCCTGCAGGCATGAGCTAGCGCGTGCCCCTTGCGCACGTGCTCGAGCAGGATGCCGATGCGTGCCGCCTTGCTGCGCTCGGCGCGAGATCTCTTGTTGCCCATCCCGCTCCCTTTGTCGCCGCGCCGATCCTTCACCCCTCGCGTGAGTTTCGTCAACCGAATGGCTTGACCGCAGGTTCGGGCAATGCCACATCTGTCGTCACAACGACAAGGAGTGTCCGATGTCCGAGAACGTCTACTGGGCCGGCGAGCCCGATCGCTGCGCCTATTGCAACGAGCCACCGAAGCGCCGCTTCGCCGATATGCAGCTGCCCTTCGAGACCAGCTGGGGCATCGTGTGCGAGACCTGCCTCGGGCTCGTGAGCCCGAACGACCCGCGCTTCGGCACCGGCTTCGGTCAGCTCTACGACCTACAGCCCAACGGCAAGTGGCTCAGACGAGGCCAAACGCGATCACTTCAGCCGCGTCCAGCGCGTCGCCAGCGTCTGCGTCGAGCTGGAGGAGATCGCCAAGGAGATCGACCGATGACCGGCTGGCAATCGCTCGGCGGCGTGCTGCAGCGGCTGCTCGAACCGCTCGTTGTGCTGACGATCACGAGCCAGCGCCATCGGATCGAGATCACGATCACGCCCGGGCGCGTGCGCGTGCGCGACCTCAATCCACCGGCCAAAAGTGAACACGACCAGGACCACCCGGCACGGGAGCCGCTGTGATGATGATGGTCAAATGCCGCTGGCACGGCTGGCAGCCTGCGGCGCGCGGCGAGCCCACGCTCGGCTGTGGTCCATGCCTGCGCTGGAAGCGGATCGGCACCACGTTGTGGGTCCTGCTGCTGATCCTGTTCTTCTCCGGCGGGCTCGGTTGGCTGCTCTCCGGCGTCACGCCCGGTCTGGCGCTCGCGGTCTACATCGCGGCCGGGACGTTCTGGATCTGGGCCCTGCCCTTCTATTGGTGGAGGCAACAGCGATCATGACACCGAGCAAGAGAGCAGCGCTCGTCGCCGACCAGCGTGAGAAGATCAAGAAGTTCGGCCACGTGGTCGTCTGCGTCGGCAGCGGCGAGCACGCCCCGACCTTCGCCTACACCGCAGGCCTTGCCGAGGCCGGCCTCGGCGAGCTGATGATCATCGGCGTTCGGCCCGAGAGCGCGGTCCCGATCCTCAACGCCGCGGCCACGGCCGAGCGCAAGCTGGAGCGGTCGTTCACCCTCGGCGAGCGCATCGAGCTGGGCGGCCGGATGCCGGCGATCATGCTCATGCCCTCGCCCATGGCGGCCGAGCTGCTGCAACCGGTCTGCGCGGTCGTGCACGCGCCGGACAACCAGTGTGAGCTGTGGATCGTGGCCGCGCCGGATGACGAAGGACGCTCCCCGCTCGACCCGGCGTGCAAGGAGCCTTGGTGCCAGCTGGCGCCGTGGGTGATGGCCTAGCGCACATGCCCGACCTCGTGCCGCAGATCGTCGACGGCAACCCCGTCGTCGAGGCGTGCCGCCTGCGGCCGGGTGGGCCCTGGAGCTGGCTCGTGCTGTGCGACCTCGGCTTTCACGATCCCGAACGGCAGGCGGCGTGCTGGCTGCTCGACCAAGAGTACCGCCCAGGCAACGGCAGCATCGGAACATGGATGGTTGCTCGCGAGTGGTACGACCACTGCCGCGAAAGGTGGCGCTGATGCTGCTGAGGCTTACTCTGGTCCTGATGCTCATAGCCTCCCCGGTGGCCGCGGCGACCTACTACTGCCGCAGTACCACGGGCGGGAAGTTCTGGTTCAGGTGCGTGATCATCGACGGCCGCGAGATCTGCACCAACACGCGCATCCATTGCTCGTAGGACCCGGGCCTGCTAGTCCTGGGGCTCTTCGTTGGTGATGACGCTTGCGGCCCGGCCCCCACTTTGTCCCCCAAAGACCCGGCCGGGCCGCCCCTTTCTTCATGGAAGGACGATGCACCCGCAGGCTCGCTATGCGCTTGACCATCCGGTGTTCGATCCGCCGCGCGACATGGGCCCCGGCCACGCTTGGCTCGCGGCCCCGCTGGTCAGCGCCCAGCTGACGGTCAACATCGGCGAGGAGTGAGCGGTCTACGCGGGCGGCCTGCCGCTCTGGCATCTGAGCCTCGCGGCTCACGACCCGGCGCGGCGGCGGCCCGTGGGCGTGGTCCGGTGGACCCGCTTGACCAACCAGCGCGTGGAAGCGATCCGCGACCGGCTGCTCACCGGGCTCGGCTGGGCGAGTGATCGCTTGATCGAGCAGGATCAGACGGAGATGCGCTGGGTGCTCGGCCGCGAGCCCTGGGCGCGCCAGTGGCGCAAGCCGCTACGCCCCGACGAGATCGCCCAGATCAGACCCGCCGTGCCGGAGGTGCTGAGCCGCCCCGGTCGCCCATGACGACCTGCCGCTCCAGCCAGCAGCGCACCGCAGCCGCCACCGGCCCCGGCACGCGCTGCTCGCCCTTGCACCAGCGCCGCACCGTCGCCGGGTCGACCCCCAGCTCGCGCGCCATGGCGATCCTGGCGCCGCCGTGATCGCCGAAGAGGTGGCGGCACGCGGTCTCGAGCTCCACCGCCGTCATCGCGCCTGCTCGCCAACCGCAGCCTCTGGGCGAGCCCGCGAGCGCTCCAGGTAGCTCGGCCCTGACGTGAGGCCCTCGATGGCGGCAATGTAGCGGATCACGCCCTCGCTCCAGCCGTCGATGTGCGTCCAGGTGCCGTAGCCGACGCCGTGCTGGTCGCTCGCGACGTTGATCATGTAGGCGCGCAGCGCGACCGGATCGGGCACGGCATCGTGGCTCTGCTCGTCGGTGATCACCACCAGCCGGTCGAGCCGCGCCGCATTCACGTGGCTAACCGCCCCGCCGAGATAGGTCCCGCCATGTAGCTGGCTCGCGATCAGCACCTCGACCAACAGCAGCGGGCCTACCTCCTGATGCCTGATTGCCTCCATGCACCTGTCGCTGAACGTCCAGATGCGCTTCCTCTCACACGGCAGCAGCGCCGCCAGCGCCGCCGCGACGTCCACCCGGCGCATGTCGCTTTTGCCCGACAGCAGCGCGTCCATGCTGCCTGAGACGTCGACCAGCACACCGGTCGTGCCCGGCAGCGGCCGCAGATCCGCGATCGCCGCCTTGAGCGCGACGTCGAGCACCGTGGTCCACTTCGGGCACGCCCGCCCCGCCGCCACGTAGCGGAACGGCAGCACGCGCCACGCGCCCTTGCGCGCGAGCAGCGCCCGCTCGACCAGATCGTCGCTGACACACACGCTGTCCATGTTGCGGAGATTGCGCAGGAGCGCGAGGTAGCCGAGCTTGTCCTCGGCGAGCAGCCGCTCCCAGGTCTGCCGCTTGTTGGCCCCGGCAGACAGCTGCGTCTCCCAGGTGTCCGGCGTCTTCAGCTCGCCCTTGGCCAGCCGACCCCACAGCGCCGCCTGCCCGTCGCCAGCCGGCTTCGGATGCACCAGCCGCATGACGTCGAGCAGCCGCACCGGAGCGTTTCGGTCGTACTTGGCGAGCTGGTACTCGTCGAACCGGCCGAAAGCCGCGACCAGTCCCTTCTTGACCTGGGCGCTTAGCTTGCCGCGCAGGTGCTTGGCGTCGACGCCATTGAGCTTGGCGTAGATCGCGAGAAACTCGCCCATCTCGTCGGCGCGCTGGATGATCTCGTGCAGCAGCGCGCTCACCAGCTTCGAGCGCGCCCGGGCGAGGTGAGCCGCGAGGAGCAGCGGCACATGGCGCAGCTGCTCGCGGTTGCGGGCGTCGCTGGCGATCCTCGCCACAGCGGCGTCGCTGCACCTCGGCACCAGCTGGCCGATCCGGTCGGCGATCTCGACGCCGCTCTCATAGAACTGGTCCTCCCATAGGAGGCAGCCCATGACGCTGCGCTCGAGCGCGAGCCGCGGGTCGAGCAGCGGCTCGATCGCCGCCGGCGCGCCCTCATGGGTGGTCGGGATGTTGAGTCTCGCCATCGGATCGACCCCTATGTTTCACGTGAAACAGGGCCGGTGGCGGGCGCCGCTGGCGCGCAGCGTTGGCGGGGGAACGTGGTGAGACCGGGTTACGTGGGGCTCTACCATTAAGCTAGCTCACGAGGTTTCCCTCGCAAGCCTCGGAGTCGAACCGAGACTTCCCGCTCTGAAGCGAAGTAACCGACCTCGACACCACCGCCAACGCAGCGCGTCAGGGCGCCGGGGAAACGGATGGCTGCGGGATTCTCTCGTACTAAGCGAGTGCGAAGTACCCGCCGCCGACACCACCGGCGCACATCCTGTCGCACAAAGCGACGAACCGCGTCAAGCGCCGATTCCGCCCGCAAACGCGTCTCGCGCTGCCTAG